TACTTTCAATATCTAAACCTAATTCAAATTTATTATTAATATTATCCATAATAAAAGTAAAGAACTCAATAAGCTTTTCGTTTAATTCGGCAATAAGTTCTTCATTATCTTTAAACTCTTCTCTATCTTCTGCTTTTTTATCTAAAATCACATCAATATAATTCGTAGAAGAATTAACAGGATCATTAATTTGTTCAATAATACTTTCTTTAATTAAATCAAAAGGAAGTTCTGCTAATAATGATTCCATTTCAGTTGATGTGGCTAATTCATATTCGTCTTTATCATAAAAAAGTGACATATATTTTAAAACCGCCCTTTCCATGCTTATATTTTAATTACCAAAATGTTACATAATAAATTAAAATCTATATTAGTATATTATAATATTATAAGTATATATTATTAATATAGCAAATATATAAATATAATTTTTAATATAGGGGAGAAATTATTATGGAACAAACTGTAATGACTAAAAGAATGTACGCAAATTCCATTGTTGATGGTTTTTGTAAAATGATGAACTTAGACCGAGCTACAGTGACAACTGAAGATTGGGGATACTATATGAAATATAGCAGTAAGTTGTCAGTATGTTTGGAATATTTGAATCTCTTGTCTGATAGAGATTTGGCATATGCTAAATGTAGGGGAGGTATCTATGATATCGATCCTGAAACTTTTAAAGTCATCAGTGTTAGAGAATATATGGCAACTTTGCCTGATGATGAAATTCCTGAAAAGGAAACTCGCAGACTGTTTGCAATTGGAGCAACCCTGAATTCTATACTTAGAATTTTTAGGGAATATAGGATCAGTGGATATAAATTCAATATCAATATTAAAGTTAGTATTGACCATGTGAATAAAACTGTGTCCATTACTGATAGGGAGGAATGATATTAATGGGTATTGAAAGATTCCTGACTGAGAATTTATCTAATGCAGCATATGATAAATTTATTCAGTCAAAAAATAAAATTTTTGATTATACATGGTTTAATTCTGATTATAGTGTTAAACAAAAATCAGGCAAATGTATAGTAACATCTCGTCGATACAGTATTGTATATGACTGTGATATTATCAGTATTAAAGATATTGAAACTGAGGAAAGTATCACAGATGACATTTTCCATTTAAGTCTAAAAGAGACTGAATAAATAATAAAGTGGTTAATGGAATTTTTCCCATTAACCACTTTATTTTTTAACTATTCAAATCATCAAATAAATCTAAAGAAAAACCATAATCTTCATGACCAGTTTCATCCATACTTCTATATGTATTCATGAATCCTACACGATTATTAAATTCTTCAGATTCTCTTTGTGCTTTTTGCATTTCATTATATAATTTCATTGAATATGGATCTAATTTAGGTTCATACTTTTTTTTGTTTCCATCAGCATAACTAATCTCATTATGTAAATCTGCTCTGCTCAATAATCCACGTTTTTCTTGAATCATTGATCGCATATCAATTTCCATATTAAAATTATTATCATTCTGTGTATTAATTCCTAAAAATTCTCTATCATTATCAGATAAAGCATTAACAATTTCACCATAATCCATTCCTTTATTTCTTTCTTCCTCTTCAGGAAGAACACCTCTAGTAAATCCATAACGTGCTAAATTATTACCATAGTAATAAAGATATAAACACATTAAGAAGGACATAATAGAGTCATCATGTGCTCCTGAGATTGCCTGAATCTTCGAACGTATACGAACTAATTTCATTAAATCATCAATTACATTAGCACCAACGAATGATTCCTTATGCTCTTTTACATAATCATCAAGAAGTGAGAACATAACATCACGAGATTTACCTCCCGTCCAGATGCCATATAGTTTGCGTCTAGCAGCTTCTTGTCTAATAAAACCTTGACCATCTAATTTATCATCAACATTATTAATTAATTCTTTATTATTATCATAATATAGATTACCTCTAATTTCACTATCTCTTAAATGGTCAAGAACAGCTTCACCGTTAGCATTTCTTTCGATAGCAAGTATAGATCTAGGTAAATATTTCATTACTAAGATATATAAGAATTTAATTAAGTCTTTAACACCAATATGTGGAGATTTAAATTCTGCAACAGTTTTTAATGTATAAGGATCCCAAACAGTAACAGCAGAGTTATCCAATCCATAACCATTTGAAACATCAACACCAACAAAATATATTCTTTTTTTATCTAATGGTTCATATACATCTAATTTAAAAATTCTATTAATATAAATTTCTTCTTTAATAGTACCTTTTCTATCCTGAATAGCATCAAGATCTTCAGGATCATAAGGGGACTGAGAGCTACCGTGCATCAAATATATTCATATAGAAGTATTAATTCTATATAGTTCATTTAAGAACTTCTATATATTTCTATATAGTTTAGACTATATCTTCATCCTTTAATAAGGAGTTTCCTATTAATATTTATTTAAATACTATAGTCGTTGAACCTTCTAAAAAATAATTTTCCGTAAACTCACCAATTATAAATATATATTATTTATATGACATAGATATAGAAATATACTTTATGTCATTATACTTATTTGTGATCAAATATACAGATCACAAAATTAACTCTACCAAAGTTGTTGAAATCCTATCATCTAAGGAATAGACAAGCTAACCTTATTAAGGTAGTTAGTGCATCCCATTGAGGAGTAGATCTGAAATCCTGAGATCGAAACGGTAGAGCATCCTAACAGAAATCTGAAGGATGAAACTGCACAAATCCTACTAGTAATAGTAGTTCAGGGTGAGTCCTGGAATAAGGAATGGTGAACAGGCACCATTTCTTTTTTTTATTTTTTTAGCTTGGCTGCTGATTATCTATTCATATAGACTTTCCAGCAATTAAGGAAATTCATATATCATATTACTATGATATGACGCTTATTTATTTTACGTCTTAAGAATATCTCTCGTTGAATTTTTAATTTATCACCATTAAGATATGCACATACTTTATTAAACCATGCTTCATCTTTACCTAACTGCTGATACTGAAATTCAATATAAACAATTCGGTTAATAGAGTTGGTTTCAATATAATCATATACATCTTCAATAGGTTTATCATAAAATGTTTCAGAGAATTTACAAGTATTTTCAATAATCTCTAATGCATCCATACCTGCCTGGGAGTCGAGATCTCCAGGAGTACTTGTTAGTATCCGACAATGAATAGAATTGTTCCTTTTTGCATTTTCAGATGCCGTTGAATATGCAGGCTTTTTTATATTTCTATAAAAAATAGACTATATCTTCATCTTATATACTATCACCATATATAAAATGCTCTCCATTTCCATTCTTTTTCTTTTTTTATGAAAAGGAATGTACTCTACTCAGTTACTCTCATAAGTATTTCTCTTATGATACCTTTTCGATAGTCGTTGAACTGTATTTTAAAAATTATAATGAGCAGATATATTTTTTCTAAGTCTACGTTTTTTGACATGTCTCAAAAAATAATATAATTTTAAATTATCACCACATTTACTGTATCCAAGAACTTCCATAACATCTGGAACATCAAATCCGTCAGCAAATAATTTACAAACTTGATGTGTTAGCTCATCAGAATAAACACAAAAACCATTAGATTCACCATATAAATGATTTATATGTGGTTTCGCAGATCCATGTCTATACGAATGTTTATTATTTTCAGATTGTGTTGTCCATTCTAAATTTTTATAATAATTATGGTCACGAATTGTATCAAGATGATTTACAAAAATTTTATCGGTAGTTTCATCATACCCATCACAAAAATTAAAAGCAACTAAACGATGTAAATAAATATACATTGTTGTGCCATCTTCGGCTTTAAAAGTACCTCTAATATATCCATCTTGATCTCTGGAATTAATACGTTTAAGTTTACCAGTTTTTTTATTTCTGACATTTCCATAATTACTTATTTCATAATTATTTTTCAATCCTGGATATCGTGCATCGACAAACCTTTCAGGTTCATCATCAATAATTATATACATAACACATCATCCTATTCTACAATAATTTTAATAATAAATATCTGTTCATAATTGAATAATTTTTAAAATATTAGCTGCGGATTGTCCAATCTTATAACCTTTTTACTATACCTTTGGAATTACCCATCGCCACTAATATATCACTATATTAGTTTAGTAGTTATAAACTTAAGGAGTTTCCCGCAATTAAGAGAGTTATCACAATATAACAATTGTGAAGGCCCGTTTGACCCGATGCTGCCATAATAGTTTTAATATATGATATGAATTCGAATTCATCATAGTATTGAATAACTTGTGAAGAACCACGACCAATTCTTTCAGCAGATTCAATACCACGAGCTGAAGGTTTAGTAACAATACTATTACCATTAGAAGCGTTCTTTAATGTCTTAGTATTGTCAACACCTTTAATTTCTTTACCATCATCATCAAAAGCAATCTTGAATTGTAAGTATGCTGGCAATAATGCTCTTTGGTCTTTTACTTTAGTTAAGTTAGCAATTGCACGTTCTGCAGTAATATTTAAGAACATCATTTCTGCATTAGTAGAACCGAATAAGAATGCCCAGTTTATATTGGCAACAGTAGATTCTGTTTTACCAATCTGACGAGGAATAACTAAGTAATTATCAATACCATTAATAAAACACCAAGTAGCTGCTAAGTTTGCTCTATTTAAAAGATAAGGAACACCTTTAGGGTTGCCTTGGTCAGGAATTCTAGCAACTTCTCGTAAAAAGTACCAAGGATTGATAATACACTCATTAATAATACGAACGATTTGATCATCACTTAAAAATGGAGAATGTGGATCTACTCCTCTTAAAGAAGGATCATACAACTTTAAGAAGAACATGTTATTCTTAATTCCTAATTTCTTTAAGTCTACGGCAGTTTGTACAAATGAGATATTTGTAGTATTAACATCGTAGATAAAATTTCTTGACATTATTCTCCTCCTTTATAATATTTATCGATTACAAAAATGTTAAAATTATACTCTGTAACAAAATAATAATGAATAAAAATATATATTATCTATATAGATATACATAATAATTTTTGCTAATTATGGAGGATTACTATGTTATATAGGTATGAATTTGAATCTGGATGTGAATATCCACATACTGGAATTATACTTGGATTAGATGATATATTTGATAAATTAAATAATAATTTATTAAACACTATAGTATTTTTTGAAAATAATCTTAAAGCTCCTATTATATATACTGACATTAATGAAAGAGTTACATTTTATTTTACAGAAAAAGGTAATGAAAAATTTAATAACTGTATAAAAACAATTAAAGAAGAAGCTTTAAAACTTGGTATAAATATTATTAGATTAGAATTAGATAAAGATATAGTTAATAAAATCTATTATGAAGATGAATATCAAGTTGTTGTTAATGATAAATATATTAATAATAGTAAAGTGTTTAGAATATAAAATATTGAATGAGAGATAAGGATTAATTTCCTTATCTCTCATTTTTATTTATCCTTCATAACCCTTAGGGGCCCGAACCCAGACCGTTAGTTGTTTATCAATAATCTTAGTAGCTAATATATTTTTTCTAAGTTCTTCTAACTGTTCTTTCATATCAGTTAAAGTTCTCTTAGACTGCATAACCTTAGATCCTAGATCTTTATCAGCAGATTCAATATAATCTAAACCTCTATCGATTAATTCCATATAGGAATATAATTTATCTAATAAATAAATCTTGTCATCAACAGTTTCAATTCTTTCACATTCAACTGCTAAGATATCAATATCATTCTGATTAATTTTTTTCAGCTTACCATTCTTATCAAATAAATTACTAGCAGCTTCAGTCATTACTCTAGTAACAAATTGATCTAAAATCTGATCAGTTCTTAATTCATTATATTTATCTTCAGTTAATCCAGCATTCTCAGATAATAAAATTCTATATTTATCATTAGATTCACCGAAGAAACTATTATAAATATCCTGAATAACCTGTTTAGTTAATACACTAGGATTCTTTAACATTTCAACCTTTAATGCATTTCTTAAAGATTTCTTTCTAAACTCTAATTCAGTAATATTTAATACTGTCCAATTAACTACAATATTAATTTCATTTTCAAGTTCTTTATCAGTCTGATTAACTAAAGAATTACCTTGACTCTTAATTAATTTATTAATAAAAGAATCTAAGTCTCCACCATATCCATACTGAATAACAAATTTATCAGCAGTCTTTTCAGTTTCAATATTTGTGTACCTATAATTTTTAGTATGACAAGATTCAATAATTGCAATATTGAATAATTTACGAATCTTTTCAGTAGAAATTAATTGTCTTAACTGATAGTTTAATTTAACAATCTTGAACTTAATAACTTTATATAATCTCTGAGGAATAGTATTAGAATATACCACATGACCAATTTCATGTAATAATACTGCAGTAATTTCCTGAGGATTGGCATTAAGATTCATATCATATAATAAGATACTATCAATCTCAATATTCCAATCATTATTTTTTTGCCAGATTTTTAATACATCATCCATATTAGATTGATTATCAATAATAGATTCAATCATTAAATCCATTGTAGAAATAGAAGGAAATACATTCATACCGAAGAATGTATTTGAATTATTATTTACAATGGTTAATGTGCAATTAATATCAAATACACGTTTCAGTGCAAGACTGATTTTATTTAAATTATCATTGACAGCAACTTTATTCTTAATAGACATAAAGCACTTCTCAATATATAATAAATCATCATTTTTATTAATCATCTTTAATATTACTCCTTTCAATATACTAAATATTAATCCTTTTTCTATTATATTAAAGTTTAATATATTGTGGATAAAAATAAAAATGGACATAGGGTAAATTACCCTATGTCCAAATGTTTATGAGTTATTTATAAATATTTAATTAGTTAATGGTGTACTCTGCAGAGACAATGTTGGAAGCAATCATGCCAGCCTTAGCAGCAACAACCTTCAGAGTGCAAGAAGCAGCAACACTAATGGAAGCGTTCATCAGAGGAGAAGTACCAACGACAGGCTCAGTACCATCAACAGTGTAGTAGATGTTGACACCAGGAGTTGCACAATCAACAGTTACAGATTGAGCACCAGTGTATGCACCGGAAGCCAGGTTAATAACAGGAGTAGCAACCATTGCAGTTGCAGGAGAAGAAGGATTCTTCAGTGCAAACTGATTTTCAGAAATATGGAACTCACCCTGAACAGGCAGAACTTCAGTCGTAATGAAACGAGAAGTACCCATAACGTTGGGAGTCAGAGGAGTCAGAGCATTACGGTAAGCATTCTCAATGTTCAGGCTATACTTATAATGCTTGAAGGTGATGATTTCCTTAGTCAGAGGATATGCGACAACACGCAGACCACGAGACTTAGGACACTTCATGGAGCTAACAACATGGATACGGTTCTTGTTAGCGGTCATAACACCAAAGCGGTAATCCAGCTGAATACCACCAATCTTAGTATCCTCATCAATGACCCAACGGACATTATCCTGGATCAGAGTGACATTGTTGGGATGGCCGTAAACAACGAACATCAGATCCTGATTACGCAGCTTAACCTTCAGCTCATCAATGAAACGGTTCAGGTCAAACTTCATTTCAGAATCAATCCACTGAGAACGAGTAACGAACTTATTTGCAGGAGGCTCACAAGAGAAGTAACCCTCAGCAACAAAGCCATCAGTGTAACCGAAAGGCAGATCAACACGAGTCTTCCAAGTATCATAGCTATCATTCAGGAAGCCCAGAATCTCGCTATCTTCATACTGAGACAGAACAGTAGACATATCGGCAATGATTTCAGTGGTAATATCGAAATCAAACAGAGCCTTGTAGTCCTTGATCTTTTCCAGAGTCAGACCAGTGTTAATACGGACACCATCAGGAATCTTCCATTCCATCAGTTCACGCTCACGATCCAGCTCAATAGTCTCATTGTTATTTTCATTGGACAGATGACCACCGAACTCAACCTGAACAGCGATACCAGCAGTAGAACCAACAGAAACAGTACCATTGTAGAAGTCAACCTGACCAATGACCAGATCCTTAACAGTGGTAGTACCATTAGAAGCCTTAACCTCAGCAGTGAAGGAAGAGTTAGCAGCCAGGTTAGGAGTAATATTGACAGGAACGCGAACAACGGAACCCTCAACATTCATGTGAACAGCCTTAATGCAGAAGTCCAGAGCCAGAGAATCACGTCTAGCAATAGAACCACCGGAAGCATTCAGAATGTTCTCCTCATTCAGAGGCAGAGTGTAAACCTGACCAGTAACCTGCTTACCACGACCCTTAGCCATGATAGTCTTATAAGACTCATCATAGAAGATGTCAGGAATGTAATGCTTGTTACCCTCAGCGTCCTTCAGGAAACGACGCTCGTAAGCAGCCTTGATGATGGGCTTAGTGGGAACCTCGGTCATGACAATATCCTTAGAATGACCTTCAATGTAGGACTTCTTCAGGATAGGCAGAGTGATACCGACGATAGGTGCCAGTGCAGCAACACCAGACTCCTGCAGCATCTCCAGAGAAGAGTTCTCAAACAGCTGCTCCAGCTTTTCAGGCATGGTAGCATAATACTCATCACTAATCTGAGCTTCAGCAACATCCTGTAACAGCTCATTCTTATAAGCTTCCTTCAGAGTGTCAACACGTAAAATCTTAGAAATATCAGAAATTGCATCCAGCTGATAAGAGGACTGGAAACCCTCAAACAAATGCTTGATGCCCTCCTTGAAATCACGGTTCTTATCCTGGGAGAAAGAACCAATTACTTTACTAGTATTTTCAGATAAATATTCATACATATCAAAGGCACGTCCTTTCATTTTATTATTTTATATATTTGTACGGTGTTAATAAAAAATATTTCATGATTTTTACCAATAGAATATGTATAAAATATACAAATACTATCAGTAATAAGATTTGTATATTTTAAATTAATGTTTATGTTAAAAGATTTATAGTAAAATAAAATAGTAGTTTATATACGATAAACAACTCATTCAATTATTATTATGTACATAATTTAGTTATTGGATTACATTAATTTTTCGTAACATCTCTATATTAATTTTATATGACTGAATCATATAATTATAAACATAAAGATTTTTCACATACGTATCACTATTATAACTATTAGTGATATATTTATAGATATAATCACAAAGTGATGTTAAATTTTGTTTAACTTGAATAATTACTTTATTAGCTAAAGCTTGGGCATGTGTAATAGAATCAATCTTGTTACAGATGCCATTAAGATCATAATATAAATTGATAAGTGAATTTAATAATTCAGCTTTTTGTTTATTTTCTAAAATATCTTCTGGTGATTGAGCAGGTTGTTCTTCTTGAACTTCTCCTTCGGGAGCATTTTCATCATACCCTTCATCACCAGTTTCACCATCAATTTCTTCAGTATAATCAGTAGATTCTCCTGGATCTCCAGTATCTTCTGGATTATCTTCATTTTCTTCAGAATCAGGATCTACATCTATATCGTCAGTATAATCAGTAGATTCATCATCGGAATCATCATCAATATATTGCTCAAAATCTTCATCAGAATCTTCAGGTTCTACTTCTTCAACTTCAGCAGTATAATCAGTAGATTCATCATCATTTGTAGCATCGATTTCAGTAGGTTCTTCTACAGTTTCATCATCAATTTCTTCAGTATAATCAGTAGTATCAGTATTAGATACTTTTAATACTTTAGGTTTAGATGGGTTTTTAGCTTCTTTTAAAATATCAAATATATCCATAACTATCCCACCTTTTTAATTAAGATTATATTCAATTCTTTCAATATCTTTAATTAATTTATTACGAATACGCATTAATTCATATTTAGCTTTCTTATCATTCTCACTCTTAGCATCTTCAATCTTTTCATTAACAATTTCTAACTCATTCTTTAAATCAGTTAAAATCTGTCTACGATGTTTAGCATCGACTTTTTTATCAATAGCAACACCAACTAAAATACCAATAGCAATAACAATAAGACTACCTAATTTAGCAGGAGATGCTATTACACCAATAGCACCTTTAGCTAAAACTTTACCGGCACCAACACCAAGTCCAATAGAACCTAAACCTATGATACCTTTTTTAATAAAACCAATCAGCTTTAATCTAAACTGACCAGTGATAATTCTCTCAGTTCTTTCTTTTTTATCCATTTCTTTAATCTTATTAATAGTATTATTAAACATATTAATCAATGGATCTAAAGATTTTTTTACAGGTAACATAGCTCGTTTATTATTAGACTGAGAGTCTTTCATCTTATTGACACCTTTTTGAATGACTTTACCAGAAGCATGACCAGCTTTAATAGCACCTCTTTGAAATCTGCTAACAGCTTCATAAGTTCTACATAATCTAGCAAAGTTTTCTAATTCAGCATCATTAAGTTCTTCACCAGGATCAAAAATAATATCTGCTAAAGAATCTTCCATTTCAGCAATAATATCTTCCATTACACCCTCATCATATAAAATGATATCAGGTTGCATTTCAGTAATATTTTCACTGAGTTTTTTAGTATTCTTTTCAGAAATAACTCTCTTAGCCTCAATTAATTTTCTAACATATGTAGAATATAATTGATACTGAGCAGGTTCATTATTTTTTAACTCCATATACATAACTGCAATCTGTTTATCAAAAATCTTAATATAAGATTTAATAACAGTATCTGATAACTTAGCTTCAGATAATTTATTAGCAATTACTGTAGGCATAGAGGTTAATAAATCTAATACATCACCAGTTACTCTAATATCCATATTTCTAATTAAGTCAGTATTCTTAACTAATAACATAGGATAACTAGAGAAATATTCTGAAGTTTTAGAAACTTTAATCTTTCTAATAATTTGCTCATATTCAGAGATAGTTTCGGGAGAAGTATTAATATTATAAATCAATACTTCCAAATCATCTTCTAAATATGATTCAAATATACAAGATTTTTTAATTCTATCAATAGCTAAATTCATCAATACTTCTTCTTTAATTAATTCCATATCATTATTATTCTCAATATTAGAATCAATAATAGATATAGTATTCTCTAATCGAGAAGAGTAATCAATATTATTAGAATTTTCTAATAAAGAAGAAATATGAGATTTATATTTATTTAATATATCATCAGATAAATCAGCAACCTCTAAGACATGATCAACATAAGAAAATGTAATATCTGAATTAATATCACATAAAGAGCTTAAATTTTCAATGATAGTTTCCTTAGGATATGATCTATATGATGACATAAAATTAATAATATTAGTAGGAGTTTGATTAGATTTTAATAAATTAAAAGATTCAGTAATATGATCAGGTTTAGGAGTTTTATTTTCTAAAATCTTCTTAATATCAATATTTAAATACATATTTATTATTCACTCCTTTCTATCAGATTCAATAAATATCTTACAATAATGTTTTTATAAATAAAAGGATATACTGAATATCAGTATATCCTTTATAATATATTAATTTAATTAATTATATTTTAGATTTACAATCAGCAATTTCTTTATCTAAAAATTGTATAGCACCTTGAACCCATTCTTTCCACCATTTACGATAATATGCACGATTACCAGTTTTTTCATCTTTATATTTTTTCATTAAAGATACACCAGTTGTGGAAAGAATACCTAAAAATTTATCCCAACCATTATCATCGGGAATCTTATCTGCAGCTGCATTAATTTTAGGAATAAGTTTTTTACATTCATTAAATTCTTTAATTGCTAATTTATAATCTTTATCTTTTTTTGCTTTTTTACCTGCAGCTAAATGTGAATCATATTCTTTAGCTAATTCAGTACTACCAAATTTAATAGCTTCGGAGTATGAACCTTCATCTAAAATATCAGCAGTCATAATATCGACAAATTGAGTATCTTCCATTAAAGAATAAATTAAGTTATCCATATTATAATCCTCTCATATACGTATTTATATCATGCTTAATTTTTTCTTCCAGAGGAACAACAAACGTATCAGTTCCTTCTTTAATAATAACATGACGCATATCTTTACTTAATTTCATATCACCTAATGCAACTTCACATAAGTTAGAAATTAATTTAACATTAGAAGATTCCATAGAAATAAAATCTTTAATAGCTGCTTCATGTACAGGTACAACACTGGATTCATTTACAACATTACCACCAGCAGTAACCTTTTTAACAATCTTTTCAATAGGAGCAGATTGATCAGCATATGCTGCTTTATGAGAAGGTAAAACAACCCAGTCATAACAAACAGCATGACACTTAGACTGAACAATTGCAGTACCATCAGGTTTCTTAACTAGAGGAGCTAATGCACGAAGACTAAATGCAGGATTCATACCTTGAAGAATAGCTTTCGTCATCTGTCTACCCATATCAGTATCTAAGGTCTCAATAACACCAGTACACTTATAATTATTAACATTATGAGAAACGATTCTATGAGAAATTAATTTAGGATCAATAGTTAAGATTCTCTTAATATCATCAGACATAGGATGACCCGCTTCACCAAACCAAGAACCATTTCTCTGTAATTCCATAATATGCTCAGCATTTAATGAAGGAATCATAGCAGAACCCATATAAATTCTACCATTACGATTCTTTACATTAAAATCCTGTAAAGTAGCATTGAATCTTACATAAAAGAGATTATTCTTATCAAAGAACTGTACATTACTAGCCTGTACAGGTTCAAAAGATTCTTCCATAATAAGATAAGCAACAACTTCATCTTTCTGTAATCTCATTTTCTATATCATTCCTTTCATAATAGTATTATATATCGAATAATATTATTATAATGTACGAATAATTTAATTTATAAAAATCGTATAGTTAGTGATAATAAGTATATATTATTAATATAATAAAGAGAAGGAATAACTCTTAAAACCAATCAAGAATTAAAATGAAAAGAGGAAAAAATAATGGCACCTACTAATTACGAAATGATCTTCTGGGCAATGAGTGTAATCGGTACTATTTGTACCACACTGGTCACGATTAGAAATTACAATATTAATGAGCGCATTCGCGTGTTTGGACATGACTAATATATGAAAGGGAAAATCATCATGAGTAAGAAATACACCTTAATCGAAGCTATTGGATCTTGCTACAATTATATTCTGAAACATACAGATTTTGAACCTAGTGATGATCTGTATCAAGATATTGCTGCTGATTATATTGAAAGATATAATCGTGGTACATCACATCAGCAGATTTTAAGCAATTTGGTATATGTATATAAAAGACGTTATATACGTTTATCAAAAGAAAATTTACCAGATGCTTATATTGATCCTATTATATGTGATGAAAATGATCTTATGTTTGAAACTATTGGTAAAGATAATATTAAGATGGTTTTAGATGCTATTCCCGAACGTTGTAAAATGGTGATATATTTAAGATATTATGATAATCTTACATATGATACAATCGGTAAAATTATTGGGGTAACGAGTGGACGCGTTCAACAAATAGAACGGTCTGCAATTAGAAAATTAAGACATCATGATTGTCGTAAATATATTAGGGAATTTTATCGTTAATAAAGGGGGTACATTTCTGTACCCCCTTTTATTTTTTTATTTTATATAACAAAATCCTGTTAATTCTGCTGAATGTACTTCTACTTCACCACAAATTTCACATTCACCACTAATATCCGAATCACCACACACTATAACATCATCTTGTATTTTAGCATTTTCATACACCCTAGATTCATCAAATATCCAACAATTTCCTTCATGAGAAAGATTATCTTCAGATTCAATATATCCACCTTCATCTCCAGCTTCTACATATTTAAAATTAATTAATGATTCTATTCTATGAAGAATATGTCCATTAATTTCAATAGTTTCATCTGTCATTATATATTTTCTCATAAAATATATCTTCCTTTACTTATATCAGTTATATAAGTGTTAAAGATACAAAACTAACAAATTTATAATATATCCTTAATAGGAGGTTTTATATGATGAATGAATTATTAACTACTTTAATGGAAGATTCTCAGTTTGTTGATATTATGACTGCTGATATTCTTGATGAAGGTTTATTTGATAAATTTAAAAAGAAAAAAGAAGAACCTAAATCTAAAAATATTGATAAATCTAAAGTATTATCTGATACAATCAATATCTTTAAAAATGAATTAAAAGCAATAAAAAATAAATATCCTATAAAGAATTCAATATTTATGACTTCTAATGATGAATATTATAAAGATGATAAAAAGAATTTTATTGATGGTGAAAATGATTCATTAGGTATTGCTCAATATGATCTACATAAATTTAGCGATAAACCCAGAGATACTGATGAAAATAAAAAATTCTGGAAATATGCTAATGAGTTAACTAATAGTGTAAATGAAGAAATTTCTAAATATGGTGCTAAAGTTGTAGCAGATGGAGATTGGGATACTGGTTCATTTTATTTAGAAATTAAATAAAAAAATAAGAGATAATAGGGATTTTCCCTATTATCTCTTATATTAAAACTTTATTTCTTTTCTTTTATTTACAGTAGCAGTAATTTCTTGTAACATAATTGGGTATTCGATAAAATATTTATCATTAATCTTTCTTAATGCTACATTATCAAATTTATCTTTAATCTGACTAGTAATAACATATATATCTTTTTTATTCAATTGTGTGTACTGAAAATTAATATCGATACATTTATAATTATTTAATACATCATTCTTCATATCTTTCTTTAATATATTCAATAATAAATAAATATTATCGATATTATTACTAACTAATTTTTCATCAATAGCTTTCTGAATAATCTTATATATACTTTTCATTCCTAAACCTTTTATATTATAAATATTTCTATATTTACTACCTATCACAGCTAATATAAAAGGAATAAAACCTGATGAAAATTTGTATGATCCTTTACAATTGTAAAGATTCTTCAAATAATTAATAGTATTATTACTAGTACAGATAAATGAATTATCTCCTTTAGGAATAATAATATTACAATCATAATTTACATATTGTAAGTCATATAAATCTGCAGTAACAATAAAACTCTTAATATTATCAGAATCTTCATTAATTATGTGGGGAATCAATGAATTCTCAATTTCTTCACTTTTAATAAAATAAACTCCCTGTATATATTCGATAATTAATTGAATAAATGGAATTGTATCAATAATCATTTTATATAAAGGGATATTGCCACCACTCTCACTAAATTTAAAACGACTATACATTCTATAATCTTTATTATATAAATTATTCTTATATTTTTTAGTAGTTAATGATGGCACATATAAGAATACCTTAGATTCTATTTTATGTTTTGTGAAGAACATTCTGTAATGTGCCGCTAAATTAATAATATTAGCAATAAACTGCAATTTAGCATTTTTATTAACAGATATTTCTTCATTAATTTGTACACTACACATTTTTAATATAATGGTTTCTAAATTAATATAAATATGAACTATATCATCAGATCCTATATTTATATTATTATTTTCTCTAAGTAGTTCTAATAATTTAGAATACTTAACTTTATACATATTAAATAGTATATCCATATAAATCACCTAGCATTAATGATGATATTATACATTCCATTCTCATCAACTTCATCCAATAGTTTACTATCAATTTCATCAGTTACTGTAAAGAAATTTCTTTTTCTTTGTACAGCTTTTTCCAATTCTTCTAAAGTACCAAAATCATTTTCTAATAAGATATTAGTTAATCTATCAGCTTCCTCACTAGTTAAAGAGATACCTTTACCAATCTGCTTTTTACCAAAATTATAGTTTCTAATATCTATAGTAGTTTTATCTCCTTTTTTCTTTTCAGAAAGCCAATTAAAATAGGCTATTATTTTAGCCCAATCATTAGTTTCACTTTCTTTAATAACTCCAATAATATCACCAAGTTCATAAAAAGGTTCATTATTATCTTTTTCTTTTTTAGCCATTATATTTAACCCTCTTTCCATGCATAATGACGTCTAATCATTTTACATTTACAATGTGGACAAATTTCTGGTGTTTCGTAAATATATTTCAAATCATTATCTATTATAACTGGTGCTTCACCACCACAATTTGAACATGTTGCAGGATATCCAAGCATCCAGTATCCATAGTTATCGTCCATAATTTAATTCTCCTATTATCCAATAATTAATTCCTCTTCAGGAATTATATGATTGATTTTAATATTAGGAAATCTTTTATTAAGATATTCTTCAAAATCATATTTATCTAACCAATTAAAGATATATTCTTCCTCAGTATATGATTCACCATAAGCATCCTCAATTTCTTCCATAATATCTAAAAGATTCTTTCCAGTTTTAAAGAAAGACAATATTTCTTTATCTGATATCTTATCTAAAAATGCACGCTCTTTATTTTCAAATTCTTCCCATCTTCGTTGATATACATAAGTACCATTACTCATATTATTCTCCTATATAATAAAAAAAGAAGGGATACCAGAAATTAATCTGGTATCCCTTTTCTATTATTTAATTAATAATTCTTTCTCTCAATAGAATCAATCTGATGGCTACGCTTATCAGTATTATTACTAGTGTAACCAACGGACTTCATATTCTTAATAACAGAGATGATAGAATCTCTACCATCAGGATAAGCCATTGCATCAGTAATAGCAATATGATGATAGTTAGGGTTAGCTGCAAACATCATACCGATAACACGGAAGATATCCAGTCGAACAAAATATTCACGATCAATCTTGCCAGACTGAATGTCACCCTTACCACACAGAGGAATCAGAACTTCTCTGAATTCTTCAGTAATTCTCAGATTACCCTTAGTATCAACTTTGTTACGCAGCATTGCAGGAACGTTCTGAATCTCAGAAGAAATGAATCTAGAGTTCTGATCCATGAACAGATACATTACAACTTCAGGACGATTTCTACCTTCAGAACGAACACGAATTCTTGCATCAGAAACACCTGTAATATTCTTTCTATTCAGATATTCCATAACGAACTCTTCAATGGTAGAACCCTTAACGGAATAAATAACACCAGTGGGCTCAACCTCGACAATCTTGTCGAGAACACTATACTTCTTGTTTTCATTGCTCATGATTTAATAACCTCCAAAATTATTGTTAATTGATTTTTTCATGATAAGTTTTTTAATAACTATTATATCATGATTACTTAAATAATATATATTTAAATAATCTTTTGATTTTTCATTGCTAACTAATATTAACAATTACAAAGTTGTTTACATTAAAATACTTTTTAATAAATTCCTAATACCCAATATAGTCTCTTTAGGAATATTAACTACATATTTATCAAACTCAGAATCTTTATAATATCTTTCAAAATTAAAAGAAGGATCTTCTTTCTGAATATATGCTAAATATGTTTTAAAATCATTAATAGCAAATGCTCGTGCTTTAACGATATCTTTATCTCTAGTCTTATATTTAGGATTTCTCTCAATTATAGATATGAGTAAAAACATAAAAGCAACATTTTGTTTCATTGCTTCATAATTTTTATTTTTATAATTCTCTACTAAGATTCTATGAACTTCTGCATATTCGTCCATATAAGATTTCTTAGGATTAATAGAAATCTTAATATCACCATTTTCATTAATAGATAATCCTTCAGTGATTCGTTCTAAATGATAGTCTATATTATTACCTACATTAGGGAATGTTATATTAATAATTTTAATCTTAGGCTTAGAAGTATCACTAACTGCTCTAAGATAATCTATACATTTATCATCAAGTAATATTAATACATAATGTAATTTTTCAACATTTGTAGATTTACAAATAAAATATAGTTCATTATCTTTAATACCATACCAATAAATTACACCTCTATCAAATTTACTAGAAATGATACTATCAATGTATTTAGTATGTAATAATCTTACTTCATCCTCTTGTGAAATAACATGAGTTTTATATACGCCGACAATATTAACAAGTCTATTATCTTTAGTCAAAATATTCGATATAGTATCAATTCTATCAATAATATCTTTATTATCGATATGATATAATGAATGTAATTTTTGTATAGGAGACATAGGTTTTAGTGTATTATTAGCAGTAAGAATAAATAAATCATTTTCAAGTTCTTTTTTCTGTTGGATTAATAAATCTCTTATCATTTCAAACTGCATAATTTTATCATCAAATGGAAGATTATCTATATACCAATCCCTAAATTCAATTCTAATAGTTTTCAAATCCCGAACTATCTCAGGAGCAAACATATTTAAATCTAAATTTAAATATTCAATACCTTCTCCTATGCGGGTAATCAGAGTATGATATATCTCACTATTAATTCTATATACATAATACCAGTTATGATCATATTTAGTTTTTAGCACTTTACCTAAAAAATCTAAATAAAGTTTTTGTTCTTTACCGATTTCTATAGTTGCAGTATTAAAATTAATTTTTGTCATAATAGTTCGTCTAAAATCATTTAATAAAGGATAGTACCAATTAGTTATATAAAATTTAGAATTCTCATATTTATGATAATTAAAAAACTCTCTATATGCGATTTCAAATATATCATTAATATCATGAATAAATGATAGTAAATCTCTACTGGTATCTGTAGTAGTATTAATGATTTTATAAATATTTTTCTCAGCATTAATAATGAAATTTTCATCTGTATAAAAATCGAAACTATCCATAAGTGTACAAATATATCGATCAAACTTAGGATTCATATTGGTTCCTTTTATATATGAAAATGACGTAGCCTCATTTACTGGATTAAATGATTCTAATAAATATTTTTTATCAATATATTTATAAAAAGGATTCTTTTCTCCCACTTTTACTTTCATATCAAATTTCTTTAATTTTAAATTAATATTTTTAGCTAACTCTCTTCGTTGTTCCGGTTTACAATATTTAAAAAACCTAATAGCAGATTGAACATGAGATTCATCATTTATAGGATACTTTCTTTCTTTAGGAAGACCAAAATCTGAATCAGACAGTTCTTTTCTATGTTCCGTGGATAACTTTGCTTCTAATATATTCATAAAGGAATCTCCTTTCGTATATATTTTTTAGTATTAATAATTTGTTAATTTAATATAAAAATTCAATGTATAAATAAAATATATATTATTACTATATAACTCAATATAAATGGAGGAAACTATGAAAACATTTAAACTTATACCTTATATGTATGATGATAAGACTAAAATCTTTAAAAAGAAAACAGTAACCATTGAATCTGGTGTTACAGTCTTAGTTGGATGTAATGGATTCGGAAAAACTTCATTTTTGAAATGTATTAAGAAATGTCTAAATGATGAAGATCTTAAATATATCTGGTATGATAATCTACATGATGGAGGTCATAATTCTATTTCTAAAGCCCTATTTAATCAAGATTTTACTTTTGGAGCAACAGCATTCTGTTCTTCTGAAGGAGAGCAAATTGCTATGAATCTCCAGAAACTTTCACAAAATATTGGTTGGTATATTAATAATACACCTGACCAGAATGAATTATTTATTTTATTAGATGCTATTGATTCTGGATTTTCTGTAGATAACGTACAGGATGTTAAGAAATATCTTTTTGCTCCACTTGCACAATTGTGTGCTAAAAATGGAAAAACTGTTTATATCATTGTATCTGCAAATGAATATGAAATGGTTCGTGGTGAAAGATGTTTTGATATTTATACTGGTAAATATAGAGAATTTAAAACTTATAATGCCTATAAGAATTATATTCTAAGAACTAGGGATATTAAAGATAAAAGATATGGGATTACTGAAGAATCGTAAAATCAATTAATATGAATATATATTATTACAATAGAATCAAACAAGAAAGGAATCAACATTATGAAATCTACACAAAACAAAAATAATACTAAGAAAGGACATAAATATTCTATAATGGTACGCTTAAAGCGTAAATTGAAGAAGATGATTAAAAAGGTAACGTCTTCTAAAAATGAATACACTGGCAAATTTGATAGCGGAAAGAAATCCTTATTTGGTGGAAAAGTTAACAGATGTTGGGATGTGCGTCTTTGGGCACCTTTTATCATTATTCTTATGGTTATCATTAGCAATAATGATAAGGAAGTAGATCCTATTCCTATCGAGGATCCTGCTATTCAGGTTGCATCTGAAACTATTATGGAAACTGAACCCGAACCCACCATTGATCTGCGTACCAGTGAAATTACCGCTCTTGCAAGACTAGCAGATACGGTTGCTCATGGTAAGAGTGATGAAGTAAAATCTATCATCATGTGGATTGCCATTAACAGAGTTGAAGATAAAGCTAATGGTTATGGTATGGATCTTCAGGGTGAGATTGCAAGACCGAAACAGTGGCAGTGTTATGACCCTGATGGTGCATATCTTCAGGCTACATATGATTTGGCTGAATCTGTACATGATACTTGGATGACTGGCGGTCCTCGTCCTATTTATAATGATATGCTTTGGTTCGTATTTAATTCTGATGGTTCTATTACTGTCAGAAATCGTTTCGGT